TGATATAGACGCGGTTGAGAGCGTCAAACCACTGGTTCCGTATGGACAGCTGGAGCCGGTCGAGCATCAGCCCGTACAGCAGCTTCGCCTCTGTACTGATCTCCTGGAACTCATCCCCGGTGATCAGCTTCTTCGGAATACGGTAGAACGAATACTGTTCTGCATCATCCGGACCGTAAAAATAATCGAAACTCATATCGTCCCTCCGTATGTATCGGCAATAAAAAAAGACGTTTACCTGAGTCCCCGGAGGGAAACAAATAAACGTCTTATTGCCTGTACTCGTTATTCAGTTATATCGGCGCTCCTTTCACGCCGTGGGGTATTATGCCGCCATCCGGTGCCTCACAGCCCTTATCTCAGGGCATAAAAAAAGAGGCGTATGCCCCGGAAAGCCTTTATTTATGCGGTTTCTGGTGGTTAGTCCAAATACTTCACGAGCATTCGCCATGACGTAATCGCAGCAGCCAGCGATGTTGTGTGCATCATGATAAAAGGTGTTAGCCTCGTCACCGGACTTAATCACGCCGGTCAACCCGTGCACCGCCATGTTCATCAGGCAGAGCTGTGCGTTATATTCGACCTTCTCCTGTCCATAGAACGTCATCGCCTTGTTCGCGGACATGCCCTTGCTGTTTACGAAATCGCCGCTCTGTACAAACATGCCGCCGCTGCCGCAGGCAATGTCCGCCAGCGTCCCGGAGGTGGGCTCCAGAATATTTACGATCATCTTTACCAGCGATTTAGGCGTGAAGAACACGCCGTCATCGGACGCGACCACAGGTGCGAATTTACTCAGGAAGTATTCATAGATGCGACCGATCACATCGCCGCCGACGTCATCCAGCGCATTGTTGTTGAAGATGCGAAGGAGCTCCGCCAGCAGGTCATCGGAGAAGATGGTGTACTCCTTGGGCAGGACGCCGGTCAACTGCTCGGACTGTGCTTCCACCAGCTCCATCGCGTGGTTGACCGCTTCACCGAGGCTGTTGATCTGGACTTCGTCTCCGTCCTTCTCATAGGTAATATGAGCAGCCGGAATGTCCTCCGGCAGATTCACCAGATAGGAATACTGCGCCTGCTCCGGCAGGAAGAGTGCGCTCTTCTCCGCGAAGTCCTGCGCCTCCACCGGCATCACCCGACCATTTCTGACCGGACGGTCTTTCAAAATTTCTGCTTCCACCTTCTTAAAGCGGCTGTACGCATAGCGCAGGAACAGAAGTCCCAGCACCGGCATACAGTACTGCTGGCTTGTCAGCTTCGACCCGGCACGCAGCAGATCGGCGGATTCCCACAGATCGGATTCCAGCTTCTTGATGCTCTTATTATCCATGTTCTCTCTCCTTATGTTCTCTATTGCCGTGGACAGTCCATGCCCATCATACTGATATTCTACCAGCACATTTGTCCATAAAAACGGACTTAATCCTCAGCGAACAGTTCTCTTATGTTGTAATAGACTTTTTTGGCATCCTTACGAACACCATAGTCAGGGCAGTCGAGAAGCGCCATGTGGAGGATGTAATTATCATCTTCGTCATAGTCCACATACTGGTTTTTCTCGTTATGCTCCGAGATATAAATCGCGCTTTCCCGCGAGAAGCCATTTCTCTGAAGGAAAATCGGAATAGGTAACGTCGTGCCGTATTCGATGAACTCGTACCAGTCCGGCGACGGAGCCTCCCCGTTATGAAGCGACTTATACACGCTGGAAAAGCGAAGGAAGTATGTCGATAGCCGGAAGAGCAGGATATCGTCGATGTCCTGAAGAACACTCGCAATCACCTGATTTTTCTGCCCATCTGAACCTGTGTACTCCTGCTTGCGTCCATATATCCACACCTCGCCAGTCTCTTTGCAATGATCCAGACTGTCGTTGATAATGTGCTTTATTCCTCTGCCGGATGTCCACATCAGGACGAGCTTGGCATACCACCTCAGCTTTGAATGATGCCTATCTTTATCCCTGTATCCAAGGGTGAACTTCTCATAGTGATCCCACATAAACACTTCACAGAGCTTCTCAAGGAAAGCGAGCATCTGCCCGTGCGTAGAGCTACGCGGAGGAACAGGTATCTGTCCTCGAATAATAGCATCCCGCAGCCGCTCATTCTGATCCACCGAAGAGTTTATATCGTCGTCGATTAGATCAGACCGGTCTGCAAATTTCTCCTTGATCCGCTCAATGGTATCCTCGTCGAGGTAGTCCCTAAACTCATGTATAATCCGGCTTTTCTTCCCTTTTACGATATCGTGAATGAGCATGTTCACGACTCTTCTCAGGAAAGCATTCTGTGCGTTTTTCTCCGTATCCTTTTCATCAATATCCTCGAAGGCGGGAATCTTTCCATCCTTCAACTTTTCAACAATATCCTTCATCTGCTCCGGCATAATCGGAGCAGCGAACGGGAGTTGAATAGACGGGATAGCCGCCTTGACCAGTGCCTCATACTCCACAAACTTCGTATGGCGTTTCAGGCAGAGGAGAAACACATTCCCGTACAGGTTGAACTCAATACGTCCGACGCGACCGACAAGATTCCTGAAATCGACAGCATTCAATTCATGGCCGCCGCTCTTCTTGCTGGTGATAAACAGGTTGTCGGCAGGCAGATTCACACCTTCCAACAACGTGCGGGTGCAGAATATCGTTTTTATCTTATTTTCCCTGTAAAGCTCCTCGATCCGCATTCTGATGGTGGTAGGGAGATAGCCCATGTGATAGGCAACACCCTTTTTCACCAAGCCAGCCAAATAGTAATCATCATGGACAGTCTCTTTGATCAGATCGGATAGCTCGTCAAGCTCTGGGATGCCCAGTTCATCAAGTTTATCTGCATATAGACGAGCGCTCTTAATTCCCGAATCACGGCCAGAACAATAGACGATGTTCCGCATTCCTGATCCGATATCGAACAGGAAATCCAGCCATTCAGTATCTTCTGAAAGGTTCGATACTCGCTCTATTTCATCCCTTCTATCATTTACAATGTAAATGCCGTGCTCACGGAAATCGACTATAAACTTCTCCTGACTGACCGGCGCATACTGTGTTGCTATGCTGAAATCATGCTCGTGTTCCCATTCCGGTATTACTCTGAAAAACACGTCCGGATTGGCGATGCTCGGCGAGGCGAAAAAGACATGAGCCTTTTTCGCTTTATCCTGAACGGCCATCTGGACGACCTTGTAGTAAAAAGCGCATCGGCCATCCCGCTCGGATATCTTGTGCGCCTCATCGACAAACATATAGTCGATTGGCACTGCCTCCGGATCACTCATCACATAAAGCATCCGTTCAGGCGTAACGACAAAGATGAAGCTGTGCGTCTTATCCTTCAGCGCAAGGGCACCTGCGGAGTTTACAATACGGTAATCCCGCTCCTGTAGCAGGTCTCCCAGCTCATTAGTCAGTTTCTCTGTCACTTCGTTAATCAGTGCTTTGGTGGGAACCAGAATGGCAAAGTTACGCTTTTCGCCGTTCTGGATTTTTTCTTTTATCAGCAGACGCATTAGGTATGACTTGCCCAAGGATGTCGGAGCAGAATAACTGATGTACTGATCATCAAAGTGGTCATAGATTCCTTTTTGCACATGGAAGAAAAACTTATCAGGCTCTGCCGGAATCTGGTAGGCTTCCTTGTTGTATTCAAAAAACATCTGCTCCATCGGATCATACCGAGGAACCTTATAATCGCTATCTCTCTCAAACCGCAGATCCAAGCCCTGATAGTTGCCGGTCGAAGAGAGGACGGAATCCTTATATATCTTTATCAGCTTGCTTTCGCCGTGCAACTCCTCTGCTAACGCTATTATTTCCTGTGCCCATGTATGGTGCGATTCGGCTTTTTCCGGATCATCGGATTTGGAAAGCAGATCGGCAAACCGAAGGACATCCATCAGTTTGACAGGCCGTTCTTCAATCCCGGTCAGCTTAAAGAGCTTGATGGCATAGTTGTAGAGGAGACCGGAATACAGCTTGTTCAGATAAGGATTATCATCTATTTCTGAGAAGATCCGTTGCCCGATGGTGCGGCCTCTGATGTTTGTATCCATCTCTCATTCTCCTCCCACCAGTAGCTCTTGCAGGATAGCCTTTTTGTCCGCCTCTGCCTCATCAAGCGGCAGAACGTAAATATAAAACGAATACGAGTCCATTCCAAGAACGGCGATTTTCTGCTTTATATCATCGACCAGTGAACGGATATCCATTTCTATCTTCTGGGCAACCACACCCGGATACTCCCTGTTGGTGTACTTGCTTTTATCCAGATCGATAGAGTAGCCCAGAAATATACCAAATGCAGGCTCCGGTCGGGCTACCTGTTCCTCGCTTGGTTCCAGAATGCTGATGAAGTAATCCTCGGTTTCTTTGTCCTCGAAGCGCTGTTTCAAAAATGATGTTGAAACAAGACGAGCCTCATCATCTTCCGCATCCTTGATCTCCGTCAGAGCGGCAAAAGCCTTGTCCAATGCATCACCCAAGTCACCCACAATATTTGAGGTGCCGAAGACCATCTGGAAATATGAATCGTCATCCGGCATGGGAAGCAGATGGACACTGTCGCTATGAACCTGATCAAAAGCGCTGAGCTCAATTTTACTGAACAGCTTCGGTGCTCCAAGCACATCCTCCAGAAATGCGTATAGGAGAATCACGCTTAGCTCGTTGCCGGTTCCTTGCTGATCAACTTTTCCGTTCTTTAGCATCCTCTGCATGGCACGCCAACCGATGCTGTGAACGTGGCCTTCATCCTCCAGTTTCTTTATCTCTGCCCGGTCAAACACATAATAACCAACGCAGTCCACGAGAAAGTCTTTCAGGGAAGCATACGAGAATTTAGTGTTTGTAATATCCAAACAGAACATCCGGAGCTGATTCGGATTCCTAAGCCCTAATTCTTCCGAGTGGTGCACTTCATGAAAAATCTTCGCAGTTGCACCTTCTGGTAAAGTCCGCTTAAGAAAAACCTCTCGCATTACTTCTCCTCCATCAAATCATTGTTCCTCTTCGTCTTTCTTTCCTATGTTGCGGTCATCAGCGCCACCGGAGCGAATCCAGTCATCTACCTCTGACAGCTTAAACTTCCAAAGGCGACCAACTTTATATGCAGGCATATTGCGTTTGGAAATCCACTGCAGAATCGTCTCTCTGCCAACTCCAAGATACTCTTGTACCTCTTTTAATGTTGACCATTTTTCTACTACTATTTCTTTCACGTTCTATACCTCCGTCTTTTTGGGAACATAAACAAAATCCGCTATCAGTATAAAATCAAACGTACTACTGTCTGGGAAACAATCATCACCCTGATCATCGATCATAATCCAATGACATACTGTTTTCCCTTCGTGGCGACGGGCATCCATGCTTGTCGTCACTTTTATATATTCACCCGGCATCGTGTCCGGTATATCAACATAATTCGACGCAGCCCTTGGCCTCACCTCTGCGTGGTTCACAAAGAATAGCTTTCGGCCTTTCCATTCACGCTTTCCTCTGTTCTGGATGATCCACTCATGGATCACATCCTTGTCGTGGGATGCAATCTGGTGAACCGAGATCTGGTCGGGAGAAACAATTGCCACATCGTAAGGGTATTTTGTGCAGGTCTGTACTTCTTCTGTCCTACTATCATCATCCAGTAGCAGTTGATATTTCATCAAGACAATATCTTCTGCGTCCTGAGTGGCACTTTGCACAAAGGCTTCAAACTGAAAAGCCAGCGCTTTACAGAAAAGCCCAGTGTCCTCAGCAATATCATCCGGGATGCCAAAGTCTCTCATCAACTCCCTGATCCTGTCGTCCGGGACTGCCTTTTTGAAAAATGCCGTCAACCCGTCGATGTCGACATGCCGAAAGGTCGATTTCAGATCTGGTGTGAATTCAAAGCTGCCATTGTAAATCTTTCGCTGGGTCTCGACATTTTCAGATCTGTTTTGTCCATGCAGTAGAGTGAAGTGATTACTCCCTCCAGCCATGAACAGCATGGTGATGAAGATGCCGGTGTTCTTGCGGCTCGGATAATACAGGTATTTATCCGTCTTGTCATAAATCCGTTTGAAATAGTCTTTTAGCTTCAGATCCGGCACCTCCCAAAAAGAATCCCAGTTTTCCTCCCAAGTCTCCCAGATTTGACGGGTTTTGGGGCCTTGACAGGTATCCCAACTTCATCCGGTAGGATATACGCAGAAGACGAGAGAGCGCGTTATCTGGGCAAAGACCGACTATACCATTTAATTATATCACTCAGATATGTGTTGTTCAATCCCTCGCTGGTGTTAATACCTATAAAAAGTTATTAACCCACTCTCAAATCTTCGACCTTGGCCCTGAGCATGGCCCAAAACTGCTCCGGCTCACCAATGTGATCGGTCCGAGTGCACAGAAAGGATCTGTTCGCCACGGCGGTGACGCTGACAACTGAATACAAGCCAGCACGCGAACAGCTGGACGCAACTTGAAGCGGAGACTTAGTTCTCCCGCTACGGGTGGGATTTTTGCGTCCATTTTACCGCTGGCACCCATACGGGCTCTCCGCTTCTCCACAACCTCAGCGGCTGTGGGGCCAGAGGAGGGCCCGTATTATGCAAAACAATGTAAATCAGAGTAAACAGTTCTACTATCCCGTCCGTGACGCCAACGACCCGTACAAGGTCAGTCTTGAACCGATCCCGGAGCACGTCTACCACCAGATCATGCCAGACATCTGGAAGATCAGAAAGCGCATGCAGCGGTCCGGCCAGTGTACCTGTCCGCAGTCGCGGCTTTGGACCTGCGACGCCGACTGCCTGATCTGCCCCTACAGCGCAGCAGGCCGGGAGGTCAGTCTCAGTACGCCGCTGGATGACGCCGAGGACCTCACCCTTGAGGACACCATCGCCAACGACGATCCTACGCCGGAGTCCATTGCTATGGACCGTGCCTTGCTGGATGCCCTTCATGCCGAGCTCGAAGCCCTCGACCCGGAAGGCCAGCGCATCTGTGAACTGCTGGGCAAACACAGCGAGCGTGAGGCCGCCGATCTGATGGGACTTTCCCGGTCTGCCTTCAAACGCCGCTGGGCCAAGGTAAAGTCCGGCCTTGCGGACAAGCTCCACGACTTCTACAAATAACCACCATCTGCCCTCCGGCCACCACGGTTGGAGGGTTTTCAAATTTCTTCAGAAAAAAGCGGACCACCCCGGCAGGTTTTGTCCAGTGGCTACTGAGGACAGCGAAACACACCTACCCGTCCTTAGAAAGGAGGAACCGCCGATGTATGAGTCCAGAGCTGACAACAGGCAGGCGACCGATGAGGAATTGATCGCCCTGCTCATGGCAATCAGCGTCACGTCAAAGCGTCTGGCAAGGAAGCTGGTACGGCTTTCCCAGACAGGTCAATCAACGGAAGGAGGAAGAATCGACAATGAGCAAACTGAGCGAAATGGATGCCACCATCAAAGAGCTGCGGGACATCGCTGCTTCTATTAACAACATCGCCAACTGGCTGACCGGTGCCTTCAGCGCCGACACTGAGCCGGAGGCCGATGCAGCACCCGCGCCCACCAGTAAGGAGCCTGAGCCGGTTCTCGCCTTCGAAGACGTCCGTGCCATTCTGGCCGACAAGTCCCGCGAGGGCTTCACCGCCCAGATCCGGGACCTGCTGCAGAAGTACGGAGCCAAGAAGCTCTCCGAGGTGGACCCGGCGCACTACAAGGCGCTGATCGCAGATGTGGAGGGCCTGAGCAATGGGTAATCACGCACTCCTCTCCGCATCCTCAAGTCACCGGTGGCTGAACTGCCCACCCTCCGCACGACTCTGCGAGGGCTACGACGACAAAGGCAGCAACTTCGCCGCCGAAGGCAGTGACGCCCACAGCCTCTGTGAGTACAAGCTCCGGAAGGCGCTGGGCATGGAGGCCAAGGACCCGACCGAGGACCTCACTTGGTATGACGCCGAGATGGAGGAGTCTGCTTCCGGGTATGCCGCCTTCGTGATGGAGCTTGTTGCTGAGGCCAAGAAGACCTGCAGCGATCCCGTGGTCCTGATCGAGCAGCGCCTTGACTACTCCAAGTATGTTCAGTCCGGCTTTGGCACCGGTGACTGCGTCCTGATCGCTGACGGCACTCTCCACATCGTGGATTTCAAATACGGTCGCGGTGTGCTGGTGGAGGCCGAGGACAACCCGCAGATGAAGCTCTACGCACTCGGCGCTTTGGAGATCTTCGACTGCCTCTACGACATCGACACCGTCAGCATGACGATCTATCAGCCGCGTCGTGCCAACGTCAGCACCTTCACACTCACCCGGCAGGAGCTGCTGGATTGGGCAGAGACGGTGCTGGCCCCTACCGCAGAGCTCGCCTACGCCGGTGACGGTGAATACCACTGTGGCGAATGGTGCCAGTTCTGCAAGGCCAAGGCCGACTGCCGGGAACGCGCCAGAGCCAACATGGAGCTTGCCAGATATGAATTTCGGCAGCCGCCGCTCCTAACCGACGAAGAGGTCGAGGAGATTCTGGGCAAGCTGGACAGCCTGATGGATTGGGCTTCCGACATCAAGGACTACGCGCTGCAGGCTGCCATCAGCGGCAAGCACTGGTCCGGCTACAAGCTGGTCGAGGGCCGCGCCAACCGCAGGTACACCGATGAGAACGCCGTGGTCGCCGCCGTGAAGGCAGCCGGGTATGACCCGTATGACGAGCCCAAGCTCCTCGGAGTCACGGCCATGACCACCCTTCTCGGAAGGAAACAGTTCAACGACATCCTTGGCGGCCTGATCACCAAGCCGCAGGGCAAACCGACGCTCGTGCCGGAGAGCGATAAACGTCCGGCGATGACAACCATTCTTGACGATTTTAAGGAGGAAAACTGATATGTCAAACAATGCTAAGCTCGCAAACCCCATGAAAGTTATCACCGGCAAGGACACCCGCTGGTCCTACGCCAACGTCTGGGAGGCTAAGTCCATCAACGGCGGCACCCCTAAGTTCTCTGTCAGCCTGATCGTGCCCAAGTCCGACAAGGTCACGGTCGAGAAGATCAAGGCCGCGATTCAGGCCGCCTACGAGGAGGGTCAGGCCAAGCTCAAGGGCAACGGTCGCTCTGTCCCGCCTCTGACCGCGATCAAGACGCCGCTCCGCGATGGCGACACCGAGCGTCCGGATGATCCGGCTTACGCCAACGCCTACTTCATCAATGCCAACTCCGCCACCGCGCCGGGTATCGTGGATGCCGACTGCAACCCGATCCTGTCCCGCTCCGAGGTCTACTCCGGTGTCTATGGCCGCGCCAGCATCAGCTTCTACGCCTTCAACTCGAACGGCAACAAGGGCATCGCCTGCGGCCTGAACAACCTGCAGAAAATCCGTGACGGCGAGCCTCTCGGCGGCAAGGCCAGCGCTGCTTCCGACTTCGCCACCGACGACGCGGACGACTTCTTGGACTAAGGAGGTACGCGCCATGAACGCTACAACGATTCTTTGCATCCTGCTTCTGTCCCTTTATCTGGTGTTGGCTGTTTTCTGGATAGTCAGGTCCATCATCGACACCATCGATGACCGCAAGCGTGAAAAGCGTAACGCTGCTCTTGAGGCCGAACGTGAAGAGCGTAACGCCAAGTGGGAGGCCGAGCGTCAGCAGCTTGAGCGTGAACGCGCCATTCGTGATGCCGAATATCACGAAGCCCGAATGAAGGAGCTCGGCAGGCAGTAATCACAAGCCAGCGGGTGGTGGGAGCAATCCTGCCACCCTGTTGGCCTTGGGAAAGGAACAGCGGTATATGAAAACACTATCAATCGACATAGAGACCTTCAGCAGCGTCGACCTGTCCAAGTGCGGTGTCTACAAGTACACCGAGGCTCCGGACTTCGACATTTTGCTGTTTGGCTACTCCGTGGACGGCGGTCCGGTGCAGGTGGTGGACCTACTCTCTGGCGAGGAGCTGCCTTCAGAGATCGTGGCCGCGCTGACGGATGACACCGTGATCAAGTGGGCCTTCAACGCGCAGTTTGAGCGCATCTGCCTGTCGCGCTGGCTCCGGGACCACGGCGGCTTCGACAACACCGGCTACAGCATTCCGCAGGATACGGTCGGCAACTATCTGGACCCGGCAGCTTGGCATTGCACCATGATCTGGTCCGCCACGATGGGCCTGCCTCTCTCCTTGGAAGGCGTCGGTGCCGTGCTGGGGCTGGACAAGCAGAAGCTCTCCGAGGGCAAGGACCTCATCAAATACTTCTGCCAACCCTGTGCGCCGACGAAGACCAACGGTGGCCGGACCCGGAACCTGCCAATGCACGCACCGGACAAGTGGGCTGCCTTCAAACGATATAACTGCCGAGATGTGGAGGTGGAACAGTCCATCCAAAACCGGCTGGCCAAGTTCCCGGTCCCGGACAGCATCTGGGAGGAATACCACCTCGATCAGGAGATCAACGACAGAGGTGTGGCACTGGATATGGATCTGGTTCAGCAGGCCATCGACATGGACACCCGCTCCCGGAAGGAGCTCACCGATGCCATGAAAGACCTGACCTCTTTGGAGAACCCCAACAGCGTGATCCAAATGAAGCAGTGGCTCGCAGACCACGGTCTGGAGATGGACTCCCTCGGCAAAAAGGAAGTGGCTGAGGTCCTGAAGACCGCGCCGCCTAAGCTGCAGAAGGTGCTCCTGCTCCGCCAGCAGCTTGCCAAGTCCTCCATCCGGAAGTATCAGGCCATGCAGAAAGCCGTGTGTGCCGATGGCCGTGCCCGTGGGATGTTTCAGTTCTTCGGAGCCAACCGGACCGGTCGCTGGGCTGGCCGCATTATCCAGATGCAAAACCTCCCGCAAAACCATCTCCCAGATCTGGGACAGGCCCGTGGTCTGGTCCGCGCCGGTGACTTCGACGCGGTGGAGATGCTCTATGAGGATGTGCCGGACACACTCTCGCAGCTGATCCGGACGGCATTCGTGCCGAAGGAAGACTGCAAGTTCATCGTCGCAGACTTCTCGGCCATCGAGGCCAGAGTGCTGGCATGGTTTGCCGGTGAGGTCTGGCGTCAGGAGGTCTTCGCAAACGGCGGTGACATCTACTGCGCCTCGGCCAGTCAGATGTTCAAGGTCCCGGTGGAGAAACATGGCGTCAACGGCCACTTGAGACAAAAAGGCAAGATCGCAGAATTGGCGCTCGGCTACGGCGGATCGGTTGGTGCCCTGAAAGCAATGGGAGCCCTTGAGATGGGTCTGTCTGAGGAGGAGCTTCAGCCGCTGGTCAGCATGTGGCGCTCCTCCAATCCCAACATCGTGAAATTCTGGTGGGACGTGGACCGCGCTGCCATGAACGCAGTCCAGAAGCGCATCGACGGAGAGGTCGCCGGTGTGCAGTTTGCCTACCGGAGCGGGATGCTCTTTATCACCCTGCCCTCCGGGAGGAAGCTGGCCTACGTGAAACCGAAAATCGGCACAAATCAGTTTGGAGGCGACTGCATCACCTACGAGGGCACCGGCAGCACCAAGAAGTGGGAGCGGCTGGAAAGCTACGGTCCGAAGTTCGTCGAGAACATCGTGCAGGCCACTTCCCGCGACATCCTCTGCTATGCAATGCGGACCCTGTCCCACTGCTTCATTACCATGCATATCCACGACGAGCTGGTGATTGAGGCTGACCCGCGCATGTCGCTGCAAGCGGTTTGTGAGCAGATGGGCCGGACGCCGCCTTGGGCTGAAGGGCTCCAGCTCCGCGCCGATGGCTACGAGACCAATTTTTACAGGAAAGATTAAATCTTATGCGGACCACCTTGGGAGCATTTGTCCAGTGGGTACCAGATGGCGGTGCTCCCATCGGATTGGAGGTTACGGAATGAGTATTGATATGAAAAACGCTGAGGGCTATCAGGACCCGACAGCATACGAGGCGCTCACCCTTGTGGAAAACGAACACCGTGCGCTTCGTGCATTCAGGCCCATCGTCTACATCTGTTCTCCATTTGCCGGAGACATAGAGAAAAACGTGGAGGCCGCAAAACGGTACAGCCGGTATGCCGTGGACGCGGGATACATCCCCATCGCGCCGCACCTGCTGTTTCCACAGTTCCTGAACGATGACGATCCGGAGGAACGCAGGCTCGGATTGTTCTTCGGAAATGCGATCATGAGCAAGTGCTCTGAGGTATGGGTCTTCGGTGACCGGATCAGTTCCGGCATGGCTGCCGAGATCCGCAGGGCACGCTGGAAGAACTATCGCCTGCGCTACTTCACCGACGATTTCAAGGAGGTACAGGATGTACGAGATTAAAGAGAACACCCGCAAGATTGACGGGATGGATGTAACCACGTATACGCGGGAGATCTACAGCGCCAACGTGCTCAGCGTCGAGGCCGGGACCAATGGCTATCAGGGAGGCGACTCCGGTCATGGCAGCCGTACCTACTTCCGCATCACCGACTGCGGCAGCACGGACATCCGTGTGAAAGCCCACGGCTTTGATGGCGATGAGGGTCTTGAGGTCACCCTTGGCGGTGACTGCGAGCTGGAAACCATCATCCGTGCACTGAAGTTCATCACGAAGGTGCTGGAGGATCAGGCAAAGGAGGTATACGACTAATGTTTACCATCTACCACGCGGACTGCATCGGACAGGCGGGAAACTGCCTGTATCCGCATGCGGTCGAGATTACCGATAAGGCCTCTCTCGCGCAGGCTGTCAATAAGGATTATGTCTGCGCCGAGTACAAGGGCAGCTACCGGAACAACGATAACTTCATCGGCAGCAACTGCCTGCCGGTGGACTGCGACAACGATCACAGCGAGGACCCGGAGGACTGGAAGCACCCGTCCGACATCGCTGACGCCTTTCCCGGTGTCGCCTTTGCGGTCCATTACAGCCGTAACCACATGAAGGTGAAAAACGGCAAACCGGCAAGACCGAAGTTCCATGTGTTCTTCGCCATCGACCCGGTGACCGACGCCGAGCAGTACGCCAGCCTGAAAAAGCTGGTGAACACCATCTTCCCGTACTTCGACACCAAGGCGCT